CCGGAGGCGATCGCGGACTGCGCACCGACGGTGAGCGAGCTGCTGAGCGTGCCGTCGTCGGCCACCGTGACGTAGGTGAGGTGCAGACCCGAGAACGCCGGGATGGTGCCGACGCCGGTGACCTCGTCGAAGGTCGGAGCGGCCGGGTCGGGAAGCAGACCGGTGCCGGTGAACTCGATGATCGACAGCGCGCCGCGGTAGCGGGTCATGGCGCCCGACACGCGGGTCTCCATGAGGTACTTGAACTGGTTGTAGTCGATGTCGAAGAAGTCAAACATGTTGACTTCCCCGCCCTTGTCGGCGCCGACCGTGTAGTCCTGCAGGTTGACGACGATGCCGATCAGCTCCGGCGAGGCCTCCAGCGCCTCGCAGGCGATGACGTTGCTGACGCCCAGCGCGGCCGAGAGCTCCTGCAGGGTCGGGTAGATGCGGCGCCCGAGGGTGTCCTTGATCAGGAGCATCTTCGCCAGCCAGATGCGGGTGGTGTACATCACCGGGTTGCCGGAGCCGCGGTAGAAGCGGAAGGCGTTCACCACGCCGTCCACGATCGCGTCGGCCGAGGTGGTGATGGCGGTGGAGGAGACGTAGACCGGGGTCACGTACATCTCGTCGTCGCCGTAGATCGGGCGCACGTTCGCGGTGTCGATCTTGTCCGCGTCGTCCACGTCCCGGCCGTCGCCGATCAGGATGGCGCGGGCGAGCTCCTCGTCCAGCATCAGACGCATCTCGGTCTGCAGCCAGTTGACGACGTCGAACTCCGTGATGTCCAGGATGTCGTCGCGGTCGAGCTTCTGCTTCTTGTAGATGGTCTGCGGAGTCGTGATCCGGCGGGCGATCCGGATGAACTCCTCCTTCTTCAGGTTGCCCTTGATGTAGCCCTTCGCCCGGGCCTCCTGGAAGGTGATGTCCGCGGTCCAGCTGCGGATCCGCGAGAACGGAGTGCGGCGGACGCCGGTCAGCACGCCGTTGACCCACTCGGTACGCCGGGAGATGAACTCCGGAGTGTCGGTGACGGCCTGGTCGTACGGGAACAGGGTGGAGATGTCGTCGATGCCGTGAGCCAGCGCCCACTCCTCGACAGCGCCCTTCAGCGAGCCGCCCTTGTGGGCCATGCCGAAGATCTCCTGCATGTCGCTGTGCGACAGGGTGGTGCCGGATGCCGCGCTGTCGGCCGCGTCGGACGTCCGGTCGAAGACGTTACGGGTCACTGGGTCGTCGCCCTTCTGGTGAGTGATGGTGCTGTCCGGGTCTGCCGGGTCTGCCGGGTCTTCCGCGTCTTCCGCGTCGCTCTGCTGGAGAGCGGCGCCGACGAGGCCGTAAACGACCTGCTTCTGCTGGTCGGTCAGGGTGTTGAGGACGTCCTCGACGGAAGCGTCCGGGCCGAGGCCGCCGTCCGCCGGGTCGAAGAGGTCGTTGTCGCCGTCCCCGTCGGGGTCGGGGTTGTTCGCCGTGGCCTTGGGCATGTCGCCCTTGTTCGCCGGGTCCACCTTCTTCGGCGGAGCGAGGGTTGCGCTAGCGTGCGCGAGTTCCTCGCCGGAGTAGATGATGACCTCGTCGTCGAGCTCGCTGAGGCTGCCATCGCCGTGCTGGACGTTGACGTTCGCGATGAACGCGCCGGGGTTCGCGCCGGCCAGGACGAGGCTTCCCTCACGGATCACGCCGTGGGTGACGTTGCCGCCCTGCTGCTGGAGCTGGTTGGCGTAGATCGAGAGCGCCTGGATGTCCTTGTGGATGACGAGGGCCTTCGCGTTCTGGCCCTGCTGGGTGTCGTTGAAGTAGCCGTCACACCACACGCCCTGGTCACGGTGTTCCAGGATGAGGTGGCCGAGGACGTTGTCGGGGGCGTTGTGCTGGTGCTGCCACACAAGCGGGATCTGAGCCTTGTCCTGGCCCTTGAACGCGTGAGCCATGATCGTTCGGCCGTCGGTGCACCTGATCCCGTACTTGGTGACGTAGCCGCTGAAGTCAGCTGCCGGTGCCATTTTGACTGGAAACTCCTTCGGGGATTGCCGGGACTTGCGGGAAGGGCGACTTCGGAGGCAATGATGGCTTCTTCAGCGCGACGCCGTTCTGAGGTAGCTCGCCGTACGCCGCTGGGATGTTCTTGTTGAGAAGCTGGTTTGCCTTCGGGTCGTCCGACGGCTGGAAGCCGACGATTGCCCGCATGTCATTGGAGGAGAGGATCTCGTTGCGGGTGAACTTGTCCGCGATCTCAGCGAGATCCTTGACCGGGACGAGCTTGAACGGATCCCGGATGTAGATGATCGACTGACCTTGCGATCTTGCGGTCTTAGTCAGGAAAGCCCTGATCATAGCGCCGGCAAGAGCAGCGAGGATCGGCTCGATCGTCCGGTTGTAGTAGTTGATCATCGTCGGCTCGTCGGCCGTACCATTCATGACCGCCTCAGTGATACCCAGCTGACCGTAAAGCATGTCAGTCAGGTATTTGATCTGGTCCATCAGGTTGTTCTCGGCCGGCCGGTTAAGCTGAGTGATCTTCTCCGTGCCGTCCGTGTACGCGATCCCGTACTGGGAGCCCTTCAGCTGGAACTCAATTTCCTTGAGTCGCTTCTCGGCCTCCTGCCGGCGCGCTTCAGTCTTAATGACGTAGGGCAACTGGATGATGATGTCCAGGTTCCCGGATGCGCTCTGCTCGTCGACGGCGTCCAGGAGGCTGAGCTTCCTGAGTAGCCGCTGCAGAGTCGAGCTCTGCTCATTCATCACCGAGTAAAGCGGGTTCTCCACGATGGCGACCATGCTCTTCGGCACAGTCACTTCCTGTTGCGTGCCGGTGTTGTCGTTGTACGCCCTTACCCGGACATGCCTCGGCATCCATTGGACGATCTTGCCAACCCGCATGGAGTTAACGTCGTAGCCGCCGGTGGTCAGGGGGTTCAGCGTCGTGTCAACCGGCAATATGGCGATGGCGCCTTCGTCGAAAAGAGTCTGCACAGCGTCCTGGATGAACTGCCTGCCTGACTGGTCAATGTTGGCTTCGACCATCAAGCAGTCATTCAGGGCGCTAGGCATGTCTTCCTTGTACATGCGGTTCTTGTCGAGCCGGACATGCCGGATCGGGACCGCCGCAGTGTCAACGGCGATCCTGGTGTAGATCGCCTCGACGATGGTTTTCCGGTTGAACGCCTTGAAGCGCGGACGGTCAGGCCGGAAGGAATATGACGCGCCTGTAGTTGTCGGATCCCCTAGCTGCCCGTTGGACTTGTCTGCGGCAAGCCATGTGTTGAAGGCGTGCTTGATCTGGTCTATGCGTCTGCCCACTGTCACCCCCTTTCCTTTCTCCGGGCATCGCTAAATATCAGCCGATACCCTGGCTCTTGAGCCACGCTCGGGTGGCTTCCTGGGTGGACTTGTTCGTCGCGACAGACTTGACCTTGTTCAGGACAGCCTTGTCGAGACCGGTCCTGTGGGCGTAGGCAGCGCCGGCCGCAATCGTCGCCGCGCCGGCCGTGACTGGTCCGAAACCACCGGTGAGCTGGCGGTGAACGCCCCGGGCCGTCTTTCCGACGTAACCAGTCGTGTCCCTACGCCGGCGAAGGCGAGTGGCCTGGGCAGATCGCTTCTCGAGGTTCTGGCCGCCCAGGGTCTTGTGGAACTCGTCCTTATAGTGCGGATTGCTCATCCGCGTCTGGACCTTGGCCTTGATCAGCTTGCGCCGGGTGCCGGCACCCTGCCCATAGAAAGCACGAGCCTTGGCGAACTCGTTTGCGTCTGCCCTGGCCTGCCGGCGGGCGTGATGTTCGCCCCACTTCATGCCCTTGACTCCGTGATGTTCAAGGACATCAGTTGCTGGCATACTCACCGCCCATCCTTAGTTTTGTTGGATACCTCACCCTTGGGCGGATCAGCCTTCGAGATCAGCTTAACGACGTTGAACACGTCATCGCCGCTCTTAGCCACTTCTTTCGAAGGCTTCTTTTCGTCCTTGTCTTTGGGCATGACTAGGACTTCTTGTTCTTGAGCTTCTCGCCGAGCGCCTTCGCAGATTCCTTCATCGACTTCAGGTCGGGTGGATCTTCCTTGAGGGCTTCCTTGAGTGCCTTCTCGAGCTTGTCATCTTTGTCATTACTGGCCATTA